TTGTTAGCTGTTAAATTTGCACGAACGTTTGCATTGTTAGATGTAAACTCATTGGTAACATTTGCATTATTCGCTGTTAAGTTAGCCGTAACATTTGCATTATATACAACATCTAAATTAGCAACATTAGCCAAACCACTTGAATAGATGTTGCCGGCGGCAAAGTTTGCAACGACGTTAGCGTTTCCAACTGTTAATAATTCAGTATCATGGTTGTATGTAAAGTTAGCATCTGCCCCAAAATTACCATCACCGTTATTGAACTGAACTTCAGTATTACTACCAGTAGGATTAGTAAAGTTAACTGGGTCGCCATTAGCATAATAGTAATCATCAGTTTTAATTCCGCCGGGTGACACATTGCCAGTTACTATAAGATCAGTAAGAGTGCCTACGCTTGTAATATTTGGTTGAGAACTACTTGTACTATCAAATACACCAATAAAGAAGTTTGCAGTTACTGAGTTTGCACCAGATATTGCACCACCGCTAACTGTTAATTGATTAGTAGTTTTGTCAAAGGTTAAATTTGCATTTCCAGCAAACGAGCCACCGTCATTAAATTGAATTTGAGTATTGGTGCCACCAATACCACCGCCACCTACCGGAGCTTCCCATGTAAGATTACCTTGGCCATCTGTATGTAATAGATATCCAGAGGTACCGCCAGTAATAACAACATTACCTACGTTACCTAAATTAGCATGAGTACTAATATTGATATTTGAAATATTTGCAACACCGTTAGTTAATACTAGGGTATTAGTATCTTTGCTAAATGTAAAGTTTGCACTGCCGCCAAAATTACTATCACCGTTGTTAAATTGTATTTGTGTATTACTACCTGATGGATTAGTAAAGTTAACCGGATTACCATTTGCATACAGATACGTATCTGTTTTAATATTACCGGTTATTAACGACCCAGAAAAATTCGCATTAGTACCTATTAGATTACCAGTGAAATTTGCGACGTTACCTAATAGGTTACCCGTAAAATTGGCATTATTACTAGTAATATCACCGTTAGCTAATATTACGTTGCTTGGATTTTCACCTACTGAGAATCCGCCAATAGAATTAAGTGCTTTGATTGCCATTTTTATATATCCTTGTATTGAGTAACCATAATTCGATAATCTGTTTGATTTGCATTCATTGGAGTAACAGTGAGGATAACATTTCCTGCATCACGTATTACTCTAAAATCTCCTACCCCGCCATTAATATCGATTGTTCCATACTCATAGTAATCCACTGTATCACCTAAGACGCCGGCGATTAATTTACTAGTTTGTCTACTATTAGATGTCGGGTCTGTAGCAATAACTGTATAATCGATTGAAGAAACGGTTGATGCTAGTGTTTTATGTAATACTTGATTTGCACTAGCATCCAATGTTGTTGCAAATAATACACTAGCAGTACTAAACTCGGTTATGCCTGAACCCATAGTTAATGTATTTGCTATCAAGTTACCTGCGATAGTAACTACATCTAGTATTGGATCAAACGTAAAATTAGGGCTTGCCGCTGCCTGATGCCCGTTATTATAGATAATTTCATTCTCAATACCAGGAACTATAAGATTGCCTGATATATTACCAATAACATTACCTATGAAATTTGGCGCTGTTACATTACCTATGAACAAGCCATCAGTTGTAACTATGACATTACTCGCTGTTATTGTATCGGCAGTAATGTTACCGGTGCTATCTATAATAGATACCGGGGGTATTCCTACTGTATATCCACCTACTGAATTAAACGGGTCTGTTGCCATAAATATTCCAAATTGTGTTGTATTTCAGTATTTATCATATTTTATCAAATACGGTTAATGAGGAATGCAATAAAAAAGGGCACCGAAGTGCCCCGCTCTACTATTGCATTGACGTTAATTTCGATGGAAAAGGTCAAGAAGCTGTTGGTCCTTATTAAATTCTATAATCACCACGTCACTTGCAGTATCATCATTCCAGTCAAAGCCATAGTCATCAGCGTTTTCTTCATAATCAGGATCAGTCGGGTCCAACATTCCCCAAGACTCTATTTCGTCTAAGTGCTTTGGTTTGGCATCCGCATCCCAATAATTTCCGTTGTATAATACTGCTACGTGTCCGATCGGATGCTGTCCGTATTTTAGAAATGCCCGGTTAAAAGCACCTACTAGTTTTCCCTTATTCTGAAATATATTTCGATTAATTAATATAGCAGCCTCCGGGCAGTTGCCACTAAACCCGCGCAGATCAGCGTGTCGTATTTTGTCTGATATTTTACTTAGGTTTTCAGTGATGATTTCAGGTATTTTCATTAATATATTTATGCCCGTATTCTCTTTCGGCCACCAAGTTGCCATCCATCTGCTAACCAAGTACCCAATGAGTCTTGTTTCACTTTTTTCTCAGCACCATCTTTATTGATTGATATATTACCGATATTTGCTTTGGCTACGTTGGCACCGTGACCTGCCAATTTAGAAATCCCCTTTCCACCGGTGCTGATAGCAAGACGATGTAAATCAGATTGCGGACCTTTAGGTATTCCCTTAAATCGTAAGCTATGTGCCAACTTAAATTCATCCGTTCTTTTTTTACCTCTATTTTTTTTAGCAGTTTTTTCAATTGATTCTGGTGTTTTTTGTGGCCGATTCAGAGCAGCCTTTTTTAGATTTTCTCTATGTTCATCTGTTATCTCAACCCCACCTTTATTCCATGGCACCAGGTTTTTAGATTTCATTAATTTAGAATGATATTCTGAATGTTCTATTCTGTATTTTTCATATACTCTTGCCGTGAAGATAGTTTGATATCTTTCTTGATGTTCATTTTCTGCCCGCATTCCCATGAGCGCATATACCATCTTATGATAGTGTACGCCTATAGTCATCTTTACTAATAACCAATGACATAGAAAATGCTCACGACAAGAAAGGTATACCATATTACTTTTGTCGTTGCTTCCGCCTAATGACTGCGGAATAATATGGTGGCGTTCTCTACCGCGGGCTTTTTTCCAACCTCGTTGGTTTGCTTTTTCAATTGTTGAAAAATATACCTTTGAATAGAATTTATTTGTGAACATAATAGTATTTATCATATAACTTAACTTTCCACTATTTTTAACACAAAAAAAAGAGCGCCGAAGCGCCCTTTTTGATTTGTAAATTTACATCTAAAAAGACGTAAATTTGACAAAAATCACTGAAATGTGAGATTGGAAACTGCGATTTCACCAACATAATCAGCCGCATTACCAAAGCTGCTTGCAGTGTTTGTCAACTCAACATAACCATAACGAGTCATAAAGCTAACTACTGGCTCGAAAGTTGCTGGGTCTAGAACAACACCACTGCTCATCAATGGAATATATGGGCAATAGAATGCTGCTGCATCTGTTTCGCTAGAGCCTTTATAACCAACTAGAACAGGCTGTGTATCTTGTGCATAGCTGTTTACAAATACGCGCATTGCACCATTCAATGTACCAACAAACTTAGTGTTAGTTGGAGCTTCGAATGTACCTTCAGTGGTACGTGCAAATGCTGAAGTAGTTGCTGACTGAAGAACAGTCAAAGCAGCTGGGGAAACAACAGCCCAGTTACCAGCACCGCGACGTGTACGCTGAGCGATCAAGTTAGCAACACGATTGATAAGAACAGCAAGAGCAGCATGTTCATCACCAACAAATGTAGCTGTACCAGAAACAGTTGCTTGATTGTAAGTGTATTCAGTTGTAGCCAATGTGCTTAGGCTCAATAGAATTTCTTGGTCAATTTCAGCAGTAATTTCTTGTGCTAGAGCGGCCATGATTTCTGCTTCAACGTCGATACCATGCTGTGACTGTGCATCCTGTGCTGCTTCGAATGTCCAGCGAGCTTGTAACTTACGTGATTTAGCTTCAACGGCTTGACGTAGGATCTGTACGCTGATCTGTTTACCGCCATTGCCTTCTAGCAATGATGTATTAGCAGCAGTGTAAGTACTTACGGTAGTTGCATCTGATTTAACAGTTGAGTAAGCCTGAGCAATTTTGAATGGGCTCAATGCTTCTTCTCCTGCTACGACTGCTGTATCATTTGAACCAGAAGCACCCAATGTGCTAGCATAGCGAACACGTAGAGTATGAATCTGACCAACTGGACCAGTCATTGGCTGAACACCAACCAACTCATTAGCAATAACTGTTGGCATAACACGACGGATTACTGGCAAAATAACGCGATTTAATGTAGCTACGTTACCTGCTGTGGTTGTACCGGCAGCTGATTCTGACAACAACGATTTTTTGGTGTTTTCTAAAATAACACCCATAGTTGAACGACGAGTACCTTTAAGACCTTCTAACAGGGCTTCTTTGGTCTCATCCCAACGGCTTTCTAATAGAACTTGTGACATTTTTGTTTTCTCCTAAAATATATGTCGTTAATTAAAGCCCTGCCAAACGTTTGATATCAATTACGTTATCACGTACACTGAGATCAACCTGTTCTTTAGCGGCAGACTTATCCCCAGTTACTTCATTAACACTTTCTTTAATTACTTGCTTTGCAGCTTTCTTTTCAGTCGCATTATTGAGTACTGCTGGTAGATATTTGTCAAAAGTGTTCTGTAGACGAGGTGTTTGAACACTTTCTAGTAAGTCCTTCATCACTCTTGTTTTCTCTTCATTTAGAGGAGCTAACAAGTCGTCCATAATCCGCTGACGCTGATTATTTTCTTTAATGATTCGAACTTCACGTTCCTTACTTTCAACCAATTTTTGTGCTTCTTTGGTTGTTTTGATGGATTCAGCCAATTGCTGATCTTTCTCTGCTAGTATTGCTACTAGTTTACGTGTTTCAGCTTTCTCGTTAAGATGAGTTACGCTGAACTCGCTAGCAAAAGATTCGAAAATACGACGACCAAAATCGTTTTCACGAGCAGTCTTAATATCTTCTTTTAATTGACCTAATTCACTCTTGAGATGGTTAGCTACGGCACCGCTTAAGCGTTTAGCACTTTCAGTGACAAATCTGTCCTTCAATGCTATTAACTGTTTGCGACCTTCAGCAACTAACTTGACCTTAGCTTCAACAACAGCTTTCTTGTCTTGTGCAAATTCATTGATTTCACGTGCAAGAGCATGAACGATAAACTGTTCTAGCTTTTGCTGACTTTCTAACTGTAGTTGGCGATCAGCACGTAGTTCTTTGATTTCTTCGGATAGTTTAGTAACCATAAAATCATTAAACTTGTTTACGTTTTCACGTAGTTTTACTTGTGCTTTAACGCGGTCTTCGTTCATTGCCTGTCTTTCAATCTGAAATTCTGCAATCTCAGTTTCAAGACCTTCTGCAACCATTTTATCAAGGGCTTCCACCATTATGTGTTTGTCATGCTCAAAGCGTTGTGCAAACTCCTCACGAAGCTCCGCACGTACTTGCTCACGTGCTTCAACCAATTTAGATTCCCATGCCTCGTTTATAGCTTGGCTAGTTTCTTCATTGATTAAACCACTTTCCAACAATGGTTTGATAGCATCTAACATGCTTTATTCCCCTTTTATTTTGAGATCCTTAATCAGACGAACTACTTCGTCCTTTAGATATCTCTGTACTTTTTTGTCGCCTTGTGCGTCCCTCGATATCCCTAACAGTCTATGACCACCGCGCATATTCATCATGCCCTCATAGATTGCTTTAGGATAAGCGTTTGGTGCGCTTGGTTGTGCGACTATATCCACAGTGATTATTTCGAAATCACTGACGCGGCCATCAACATCATTAACATTACCACTGCCTCTGCTGCTGACACCTAGTTTGACACCACTCTCTAACATGGTCTTTACTAATTGACCCATTGGAGTTGGCAGAATTTTGAGTTTTCCAAAACCGTTTGGACCGTCCATCCACATACTAGTAATCATATGTGATACACGATCTAAATTGATTTTGAGGTCATCCGGGTGATCGACTTCACCTAGAACACTATAACCTTCTTTGACTTGGATATTCAGAGTCTCTACTGCACTCTCAATCTCAGATACGGGGTAAACGCGCTCGTTGGCGTTTTTAACCCCACCCTGAATGAAGATACCCTTCATATAAAGGCTCTTCAAATCACCTTCACCTGCACTTTCGACCACCATATTGGCTCGGTCGAAAGTGAGATGCTCACGGAGATACAAAGCCATATCTCAGATTCCCTTACTTAACTATCTTTTTTACAGACTTCTTTGACTCACCTAATGGGCTTTTAGTGTTTTGACCATCATCACCTTGTTTTGCTTTAGGTGCTGATTCGCCCTTTTCGCTAAAGTTTGATCCACCGGCTGCATTCTTATACTTGCCTGGGATTTCAGATGGGGCCTTAACTTTACCACCAGTCTCAGATGTAGTGCTTGTCTTTACTGCTGAGGCACCGTTACCAGATACTTTAGGTCCGCCACTTACTGGGCTTTTAGTATTTTGACCATTGTCACCGTGTGTTACAGAAACTTTCTTAAGTTGTACTGCTTCAGCTAATGACTCTTCATCATCTGCTGCAACTTCTTCACCATCTTCTGTATCAGGTGCAGCCATATCAGACATGTCAGCATCATCTGTTGGAATTTCTTCTTCTTCAGAAGAACCTAATTTCTGTTCGAATGCTGCTAGCAAATCTTCTAGTTTATCTTCTAGATCCATTACATCACCCTTTGTTGCAGGTGCTTCTGGATCACTACTTACTTCACCGGACATCATTTCTGAATCGGCATCAGCATCACCTGAATCGATATCATCAAAATCTGACATCTCTTCTTCTTCTTCAGTCATACCTTCTTCTTCAACGCCAATTTCATTCATTAGGCCGTCTACTTGGTCTTGACCACCGGACATTTCCATGTTCTCTTCGACTTCTTCATCATACATCATTGATTCATAAATCTCGCGGCTTTTCTCAATTACGATATCATGAAACAACACACGTGCTTGTTCTTCATTCTCATTAATGATAAGATCAATTAATTGTTCAAATTTTTTATTGTCCATTGTTTGTCTCCTGTAGAAATGGCTTTGTATACATATTTATTGAGTAGTGACGAAAACTACTCAATAAGTACTATTTTTATGCGTTTTTCTTAGGAGTATACGGTTTTGGACTACAAACCTGGTTGTTCTGTGCTAACCGGAGTATATTGTTTTCTTATTTTCTTAAGATGTTGCGACTTTTCATAACTACGAACATCGTTCATCTTACGTAGTTTTCGTATTTGACGCAAAGTTAATTTGGTCTTACGAGTCTCTTTCCATTTAGGGACACTGTTATCAGAACTGACATCCTGATAACCTTCGATCGGTGCTTCAAACATTTCAAATAAATTCATGATTATGTATTTATCTTTTATGCTGCCGGAGGAGGCGGTACGCCGGCTGCTGCTTCAGGTCCAGCTACTGCCGGGCCAATTTCAGGTGGCATCTGATCTGGATTCTCCGGGTTTTCCATATTTTCAGCATCTGTCGTATCTGTTTCCATATCGCCCGGGCCAATACCAATACTACGCAAATCACTACCTTTAGGTTCGTAATCGTCTGGTTTATTACGTTCTTCATTCCACATACGTTCATTATCAGCAATTTCTTCTTCGCTTAAACCTAAAAATCTCTCTAATGCAAATCGTTTACTGATATAAGGGAATGCTTCCATAGACTGAAACACCGATACACGTGCAGTATCAAGCTCACTCTGTCTATATGCTGCAAAATTTTGCGGAGGATTAAACTCTAAATTGAACAAACTACCGTCAATATTAAACCCGCGCCAACGTAAAAATAACTTAAATTCATCACTTAGCTTGTTGATTACATACTTCTGTAGTCGTTCACAATACTGGTTAAATCTAAATTCTTGTATCATTGCTGTACCAACACGACCATCACTTAATGGGGTTTGGCTATCATCTGGCCCACTTGGTAAGTAACTACTTGGAACACGAAGTCCACGCGCTAATCTATTGTTGAAGTATTTTAGATCGTCAATCTCACCTAAATTTTGTCCACCTTGTAGTATATCAACAGTACTACCTCTTCCATCAGCAGTAACTGGGAAAAAGTAATCTTCATTGATACTTAGGGGATTATATGTAGCATCCATCATCGTTTGTCCACCCTGTGAACTTGGAATTCTACGTTGATGTATTTCATTTTTGATTCTATCTACAAATGCCATAGCCATATGACTTGGCATATTACCTACATCAATCTTGAATACTCTACGTTCCGGGGCACGACTAATACGATATATTAGAATCGCATCTTCTAACAGTTCTTTTTGTTTGTATACTTTAAATATATTCTCTAAGATACTTTGTCCAAAAGGCCAATACCGATCCAAACCCTCAGTCAAACTTAGATGTAAGATATGTTTAGCATCGATTGCAGCTTCGTTCAATCCTAAACTAAATCTACTACCGGATGACCCGTAAGGTTCATTTGGTACTGTATAATTATGCGGCGCGCTGTATCCGCCGCCGCCAGTTGGTGTTTGAAAGTCAGTTACTGTTTTTGCTGCAACTGTTAGATTCTGTAAGTTTGGGTTAATATCTTTTACTACATATTGTTCTGGCTTTTTACCTTCACTTTCATTAACGATGACCTTTGATACTTTGGTCATGTCCACCCAATATAGTTTGAAGTTTTCTGGATCACGTATAAACACTTGATCCCCGTATTTTATAGCATTTCTAAAGATTTTGAATGCTCTCGTATCGAATTCGTTTAGCTTACACCATTGTTGAAGTTGTTTCTTGATCAAATCTACTTCATGCGGGGTAGGATCTTCTGTGAATTTAACGTCAAAAGGTGTATTATTATGTTCATTTTTCTGTGTACAGAACTCAGCAATGATATCTAAACATGCATTAATTTCAGCATCAACATCCATCATTTCATATTGATTATATCGTTCCACCCGATTAGGATGCCCTGTATAAACTTCTGGCAATCTGCTTTGATAGTTCTTATAGCCAAAGTCTTGATTACTCCAAGAATCGTTTTGACCGTTATTCCAAGCGCCTTGGTTACTATTATTACCCGATATTGGGCTCATTTGTCCCGTTGCGTTTGTACCAGTAAATCTCTTTTTATATGTCATAATTTATATTTATCGATTAGTTGCGAGCCACTTGTAATAGTTTCTCTTGTGCATCTACAGAACGACGTAGGTAGTTAACCATATCGCTAACATCACTCATTAACATACCCATTCTATCAGATAGATCACTATTAGAAGTACCGGACGTATATTTAGACAAGTCTGTTTTATTAATATTACCAGATATGCCACCAGTTGACGGCATTGGGACAACAATTTCATTCCCATGTAATCTTACATTATATCCTGTAGGCGGGCCGCGAAATAATCCGCCGCTTCTGCCCTGAGGTAATTGAATATGGCCCTCATCCCCCTTCACAGTACCAAATCCGTATTTTTCTAGTAACCCCGCTTTTACTAAAGCACTGTATGATTCTTTATCTATATCTAATGCTCTGCCGTCAACGTGGCTATCTCTGCCCCCAGGTGGAACCGGCATAGTAATACCACCTGCTGTGGGGTTATCTTTGCTGCCGCCGGCCTCTTTCCAACGACGATATAGATCGGCTTGTTCTTCCGGTGATCGTCTTGCTGATGTAACTGTAACTGATTTACCGTATTCCGCAATCATAGCATTAAATTTACTTTGAGTACTTTCTGGTAAACTTGAGAAATGACTTGCACTCCCGGTGCCGCTACCCCAATTAATTAGAGAGTTGCCTGTTTTTGGATCAACTGGGGATTTGACGCCTCCCCTAGTCATTTGTTCAGTCTCTAATTTCTTCATTTTCTCATTAAGAGATTTAAGTTCCGTAGTTAAACTAGTAACCTCACCCAAAAGTTGATTTTTATTTTTGCTAGAAGTACTCTGCATTTGATCTAATTTATGTCTTTCTGCAAGGGCTTCTTTCCACGCCGCATCTTTAGCTTCGCCGGGTTCCATCCGCATTGCCTTTAACCTTAAGGTGTTAGCCAAAGTACGTTGCTCTTTTTCCCTATTAATATATTCAGCAGATGATCTATTTTGTATTTGAGATAATTCTTTTTGAGCAATAACTAATTTTTCAGTTACTGAAACCTCGTCTTTTTTAGTATCTACTAAATCTTGATTAACATCATCTAAATCTCTAAACATGTCAGATAACGGTGGCCCGCTATATCCAAACATCCAAGAAAACTTATCAACAACTTTAGCGATTACTTTACCAAATCTTGTCATAGCAGTTTGAAGTTTAGTAAGAACATCTATTAACCCCTCTGAGGCTCTGTATTGTGCTTGTTCCATCAACAGTTTAATAGCTCGATCATTCTGTACCGATTTTATATTATTGTTTAATCGATTTTCTGTTTCTTTTTTCATTTGCTCAAGTTGTTTCTTAGCTTCTTCTTCTGACATACCTTGAATTTTTGCAAAGGCTACATAAGATTCTTCGGAAATACCCATTGCTTGTTGAAATTCTGTCGTTTGAGATGTTGCAGTCCTAAACTTATCTGCTACGCCACGTTGCGCTAAACTAAGTTCTTTAAGTCCATCAACCGAACCAGTAGTAGTATTCCCTACTCTACGCATTATATCATTTACTTTACCTGCTGAACTATACATCAATTTTATCGCTTCATTACTACCAATTGCACCACGACTAATATCTTTTAATCCAGCAATATCAGTAGGAGACATCTTCATCGAAGCTGCTAATATTATCATATCTTCAATACTTTTAGCTTCGGCTTGTCTTCCTGTTGCTCTCAAATGTTCATAGAATTGTTGTTGCCTCATATCCCTCATTTGATCGTCATACACAGCCTGTTGTTGCTCTCTAGATAATCCGGTAATCGCAGTCAAGCCGGTTAATTGTTCTAAAAATGCGCCGGATGCTCTGGCAAGTTCTGCTTCAGTTTTACCTCTTGTTCTTCCTAAGATAGTTTCTCTTGCTAAAAACTTACTAGCGTTTTCGGTATATTGTTCTTGTGTATATCCAAGCCGCATTAATGTAGTTTCTAGGGGAGAGCCAGATCCGTTTTCCCCAGTGATTGTTTTAATCACTTTTCCAAACATAGCTACACCTGAACCAACTGTACCACCTAATCCTGCTAATTCTGGTGCAATACTTTTTAATACTCGTTCTAATGTTGCCGCTTGATCTGCTGCTAAACCAAATGAGTTAAGTTTATCTAATGTACCTTTTATCCCGCCGGCGCCAATATCACCAAAATCACTTAGATTCTGATATGCTTTAAATAATGCATCGTTTTGTTTTAGTCCACTAGTAGCTAAAGCACTAAAAACTTTAATCAATCCGCCAGCTACTTTACCAAGGAATCCAAAATTACTCACAGCGTCACCTACTGCGCTTGATAGGGAAGTTATTGAAGAATTATACTTCGCAAACCCACGTTCTCCAGACGTTAGAGCATCTGCATAACTTTTGCCGGCTGCGCCAATCTCTGCTTTAAATTTCTTAACTTTATCTCTAGCGGCTTCTAATTCGGCAGTGGCGGCATTCTGCGCCGCAGTCATATCTTGCATTGCCCGGGCAACTCGGTCTATATCATCTGAATTTAAATTAGCCATATTGTTTACTTATAAATAGAAATCACTAGACTATTTATTGTTTTAAATTTACCATTTTAGGAGATTGCATGATAGACAACACTAATCCATTACGTCAGTATTTTCGTAGGCCGGCTCTTTATTTGAAGCTCCCTAGCGGCGGAGAAGGGTATAGTGCAGACGCAATAGATATGCCTGAAAATAAAGAATTACCCATATATCCAATGACCTCAATCGACGAAATCACTTGCCGTACCCCGGATGCGCTATATAACGGTACTGCGGTTGTTGAGGTTATTCAAAGCTGTGTCCCTAATATTAAAAATGCTTGGCAGGTAAACAACGTTGACTTAGATCCACTCTTAGTAGCAATTAGAATAGCTACCAATGGGGATAACATGGAGTTAGAGAACAGTTGTCCAAAATGTAAAGAAACTTCAAAATATGATGCCAATTTGCCTAGTATTTTGGCTGGGTTCAAAGCTGGTAGCTATGCAGAACCAATATCAGTCGGTGATCTTACTATAAAACTTAGACCATTAACATATTCTCAAATGAATAAAGCTAATGAGGCTCAGTTTCAAATTCAAAAAATGCTATCAAATACTAATATTAATGCAACTATGACCGAAGATCAACTTCTAGAACAAAATAAGAAAAATTCTGAGGCTATCCTAGCAATTAATAACTTATCTATTGAAATGCTATCACAAGCAATAGAATTCATTAGAACTCCAGAACTGGTAGTAACTGAGACCGAATACATCTTAGATTTTCTAAAAAATTGTAACAAGAACGTTTATAACTCTCTCCGAGATAAAAATGGTGATCTTCGTAAATCCACAGAAACGAAACCACTCACGCTTAAATGTACATCATGCGACCATGAATATACGCAAGACTTCACTATCAACATGACTGATTTTTTCGACTAAGGCTTCTATATCTTGGCTCCGAAGATATAAAGAAGCTGTTGAGTGAAATGGAAAAGGAGGTTAACGCATTGAAGAGTCATGCGTTAAAATTAGCATGGTATATGAGGGGAAGTATTCAATATACAGATGTATTGAATCTATCCACAGCGGAACGTGAAGCCATATCGAAATTGATTGAAGAAAACTTAGAGACTACTAAGAAATCTAATCTCCCGTTCTTCTAGCCATTATTATTCATTTGTATTACTTAGGGTTATCTTTAACGATGACTTGCAGTCATCTGATACCTTCACTGATACTTCGCTTCGCTCAGTATTACGTTCGGTATCATTTTTACGG